GGCGCTGCTCAAGCTACTCTTGAGTATAACTTCGCAAACAAGCGCGAGGCGCTGCAGTCCGCTGAGTCAATCGTGTCAATGTACAACGATACAATTGCTTGGAGAGACGACCAATTCGAGGCGCTTGAGGCAATCCCGCTAGGTCAATCGCAGCTCGACACTGGGGAGGCCTACGCAGCCTATCAGAAGGTAGTAGCATACGCCACTGGTCGCCTGGTTGAGATTAGCTTCTCTTTGTTCCCTGAGCGATACGTAATCCTTGACCGTCCGCGTGCGTTGCTTGAGCTTTGCGCTGAGCTGTATGGTCGCGTAGATGATTCGACTGTCGACGCTCTGATCTCGACGAACAAGCTTACTGGCGACGAAATTATGGAGATGCCTCGTGGACGTCGGATTACCTACTACCGCGCTTAACTTTGAGGACGATGACGAGATAATCGTCAAGATCAACGGGATAGAGCTTCGGTACTGGCACAGCGTCAAGATGAAGTTCTCCGTAGACTCAGTGTCTACGTTTACGTTCAATGCTACGTTTGATCCGTTGTTTGCGGTACATCGTGAGATGTTTCGACCGCTACAATACCAGGACGTAACAATCACGGTCGGCGGAAAGCTGTGGCTCACAGGCACAGTGCTCGAGGTGCAACCTCAGGCCACCGCCAATGAAACCATTGTCACTGTGTCCGGTTACGGGAAGCCAGGCGCACTGGCTGACTGCACTCTTCCAAAGGGCGCCAATCGTGAGTTCCACAAGTGCCGTCTCGCAACGATTGCCGACAACATCGCGGCAAACTTCGGCCTGAAGACATATGTGCTTCTGCCGGACGACCAATATCAGAAGAACTTTCTGAAGGTCGCATGTGAGCCTGACCAGATCGTTCACGAATTCCTGGCCGACTTGGTGAAGCAGCGCAATGCACTCATGACTGATGACGAAGAGGGGCAGCTCGTCATCTGGGTCCCTCAGCGCTCTGGGAACTCTGTGGCGCGGCTATACGGTCCAGCCGTAACGTCTATGACGGTGCAGACCAACGCTCAGGAGTATTACACTGAGATGGTTGGTATCAGCGGTACCAAGCGGAAGCGCAAAGGCGACCTGGCTGACTACAAGAATCCGCTTCTTCGCCGAGATGGGTTTATCCGTCCTTCTGCATTCCGGATTGCTAACGGAGACAAGGACGAAGCCTACACGATCGCTAAGGGCCGCATTGGCCGCATGTTTGCAAACGCTGCTTCATGGACGCTGCCAAACATCGCCTCGTGGAAGGACCCGCAAGGTAACTTCTGGCAGCGCAACACAACCATCACAGTTCTTGCTGAGAACCTGATGATCTACCGCGAGACGGAATTCTTGATCCGCGAGGTTACGTTCGACGCTACGGAGCAATCGAGGTCAACGACACTTGGGCTTGTTTTGCCAGAAGTGTTTGCCGATGAGGCTACGCCAGAATTCTGGCCTTGGGATGACTAATGACTTGGGCCGTGAGTCCGGCTGCGCCGGCTTTAGCTGGTTGTTTGGCTCAGTCCGACGGCATCGGCTTTGTGTGATGCGACCTATAGTCCTGCGCAGGCTTTTCTGAGAGCCTCATGCACGATTCGAACGCGCGACCGGATGCTTACAAAGCATCTGCTCTACCAGCTGAGCTAATGAGGCTGAAGTTCTCTCGGGTTGAATTGAACAACCTGCCGCTGACTTATCAGGTCAGTGCTCTACCGATGAGCTACGAGAGAAAAAGTGCTCGTCTTTCCGAGCCGTCAGAAGGTTTGCGTCTACCTACACGGCAATCTCGTCTTTCCGAGTGTCATCTAGCCTCTGTGCGCCAGTTTCGCAAGCGCACCTACTAGCATGAGGGTGTACGGCGGAACTTGAATCCGCAACCTCCTGATCCACAATCAGGCGCTCTAACCAATTGAGCTACGTCCACAGTGGATGCTGAGGGATTTGCACCGCTCGCGGCCATTTCTGACAACCGATTTACAGTCGGCTCTGTTCGACTACTCCAGCAAGCATCCTAAAAGCTGCCCAGTTGTTACAGCGGGCCGGGCGCCGCATCACCGGTGAGACTGAACGGGTCTTAGCCGCCCGAGTGACACCTCGCTTTGGTCGTTACGTACCGACCCAGGATCGTGTGGTCCTGTCCTCTTGTGACGCCTGCCACCTCGGTAGAGACCAGGACTCGAACCTGGCAAGAAAAGCTGTCTATGTGTATGATTCAGGGCGTTACCCTGAGCGTGCATGACGATGCTCCTTGTGTGAGTGGCGTTAGCCGTTAAGTCACAGTTTTACCCAATACGGTTTCCCATGCAAGAACTATCTGCGCAGCTTCAAACTTGGCGACTGGCCCTAGAGTCGTTTCATCCGCTGGCCCCAGCAACGGTGCTACTGGTCGCGATCTTTGGCTCGCAGTACTTGGTTCGGCGCTTCATCCCTGGCGTGTGGGAGTGGATGGCAAATCTCCCGTTCCCTGGTGGGATCCACAAGCCTCTTGTTGCTCTAGCGCGCAAGGCTTGGCAGGCGATCCCGTCGGCGGCCCTGGGCGCCTTCGCCGCATCATTCGCATATGGCGAGGATCCGTATGCGTCCATCATAGGAGCAATCCTTGGTCTCGTTGCCCCAATTGGGCACGAACTAGCCAAGGCTAACAAGAGCATCCCATATCGAGGCGGGAAGCCTCCAGCAGCGGACCCGAAATGAGAATTGTCAATCACGAGCTAGTTTGCGAAGACGGCGACCCTATCAAGCTCACCAGAGTCAAACCTGGTGTGAAGTCTGAGATTGTGCCTGAAGTGATCGTGGCGCACTACGCGGTCACGCATTCGTTGGAGGCGACTGTCGCCGCTCAGCAAGCTCGAGGTTACTGGGCGCACCTCTCGATTGACGGCTGGAATGACGGCGGCCGTTCTGAAATGAGGGTCGTCCAGCAATTGCCGTTTAACCGGCGCGGTTCGCACGCTGGCGAGTCTTTGTGGCAGGGCCGTGCTGGCGTCAACAACTTCTCGGTCGGCATTGAGATAGCGAATCCTGGGCCTTTGGTCATGACGCCAGAAGGCTTGAAGACAACCTACGGGAAACTGTGGGATCCGAACGACGCTATCGAGACTGGGCCAATCAAAGGATACCCGGTCAAGTGGACGCATTGGGCGAAATACTCGGCTGAGGAGACGGCGCTGTTCACGGCGATCTGCTTGGCGCTGAAGGAGCGCTACCCAATCAAAGCTTTGGTTGGACACTCCGACATTTCTCCAGGGCGCAAGTTCGACCCTGGCCCAGCATTCGACTGGGGATACGTGAGAGACGCCGTATGCCTGTGAACAAACTGCCGCCCAAGACCAGCACAACTGGCTCAATGGGAATCGTTTCCAGCGTCACCATTGTCGACGGAGGGTATGACGTCGAAGTCGACATGGGCGGCGGAGTCATTGTGACTGCCGAGCATTCCGGCTCAGCGGCCTGTGAGGACCCGCCGATCAAAGGCGACGAAGCTTATCTCCTTCGCGGCGAGGGAAGCGGGAGCTGGACGATTGTCGGGTTTGGTAGGACTGACACTCCTTCAGCTGGGCCTGGCGAGTTTCGAGTCACGGCTCGAGATCCGGATTCGAAAGCCGTCGTGGCGGAGTTCTACATGCGTCGGGATGGCACGATAGTGATCAATGGGGTCTCGATTGACCCCGATGGGAACATCAGTACCCCTGGTAATATGAAGGCAGAAGGTGAAGTCACAGCTTCCGCTGGCAGCGCAGGGGCCATCGATCTGTCCACTCACATCCACGGGCATCCGATGGGACCGACTCAAGGCCCCACACAGCCGCCTGCCCCATAATTTCGAAGGGCGCGCCGGCCGTCAATATGCCCTGGTCTTCCATGCTTCTTCCGGGGCAAGCCGGCTTTTTCTATGCCACTTGGCACTTCGTTGCAATCCGACATTCTGGATATGTGCAACGACCCAGGCGCGACCGCCGCTGAGTGCGCCGCAGACTGGTCCGATGTGATAGCGACTACGCTGCAGGCGTTGTCCCGACGTCCGCCGCGGTCACAGCAGCAGTAGGCACTTTGCAGGGTGCCCTGTCGTCCGCTTTCTCTGCTCCAAACGGAACTGGCGTGGCTCTCCTTGAGACCGCTTTCCTAGAATTCGCGGCAACTATCGCTGGCGGCATGGCCCCGGCATTCGTCGCTACCCCTCCCGCTGGCCCGGTCGGCTTTTCGACGCTTGTGGCGACTACCAACCCTAGCACTGCTGCATCTGCGATGGCAGCGAAGATAGATACTTGGATGAGAACTGGGTCCGCTACACCTGCTGCGGGTGGCGCTCCAGTACCTTGGTCGTAACATGGATATGTTGATGGTGCCCACCCAAGATGGTGGAGAATTTCAGATCGTCAACGGCCAAGCTGCGCTCGATGATACGCCTAGAACAGCAATATACCTTTCACTGTTCGGCGGACACATAGATGATTCCGGAGACGATTCGGACAACAGAAAGCAGTGGTGGGGTAACTTTGCCGCCACTGATGCGCTTTCAGTGTATCGAAGCCGTACGCAGTACATCCTAAACAAATTCTCCGGGACAATCGAGAACTTGAACAAGCTACGTGAAGCCGTGACGCTGGACGTAGAATGGCTCCGAAGCGAGTTCGACGATATCACCGTGTCGTGCTCGATGCCGGCAATCAACTCGGTAAAGATCACTGTGAACGTAACTGTCGACGGCGTTACCACTCCGTATTTCTTCACCCGTCAGTGGACTAGGTAATGAGCCTTCAAGCCCCCAAGATTTCTGAGATTGAGCAGAACTTCCTATCCCAGATCGGCGGGA